GGTCTCTGTTTGGCGCGGAGGGATCAGAGTTTCCTGGAGTGCGATGCTCCGGGTTGTCAAGAGGTGGGCGCGAGGCCCCCAGGAGGCATGTTATGGCGCGAGGTGGAGCACGTAATCGTTCGGGGCCCCAGCCGGACCCTATGTCGGGCCGGTCTGATGCTCGTGGGTTGAAGTTTGACCAGTTGCCGGCGGAGGGCTATGGCGGCGAGTTCCCGGAGTTCGGTTTGCCGGGTGCGACTGAGCGCGAGTTGGCGGTGTGGGAGAAGTTGTGGCGGACTCCGCAGGCTGCGGCGTGGGCGCGTGAGCCGTGGCGTCACTCGGTTGTGGAGAGCTACACGCGCTGGGTGGTTCGTTCGGAGGACCCGGAGGCTTCTGCTGCGATTATGGCGCAGGTGCACCGGCTTGGCGATCAGCTGGGGTTGACTCCGGCGGGTTTGCGTGAGAATGGGTGGTCCATCGTCCGCGACGAGGTTGCTCCCCGTCGAGAGGCGCACGAGTCGGTGCCCGCTAAGGCATCGCCTCGGCGGCTGAGGGCCGTTGGCGATGGTGCATAGTGCTCGCGTTGGTGTTGTCGATTTCCCAACGCTAGGCGACCTGCTGGACGCCTGGTATGAGCAGCATTGCACGATCCCGAACAAGCTGGGTCAGCGCGTCCCGTTTCGTCAGTCTGACTGGCAGTTTTGGTGCTCGGCGAATCACTATCGCGTTAAGGAGTCCGCGAAGTGGGACCCGGAGTCGCCGCTTATGGCGCAGGCGTTCGTGTATCGCCGGTCGATGGTTGTTGCGCCGCAGAAGACGGGTAAGGGTCCGTGGTCTGCTGCTGTGACTGCTGGCGAGGCGGTCGGCCCGGTGATGTTCGCTGGCTGGGCGAAGGCTGGTGACGCGTATCGCTGTGCCGATAATGGCTGCTCGTGCGGTTGGGAGTTCTATTATGAGCCTGGGGAGGCGATGGGGCGTCGTCGCCCCGGGCCGTTGATCCAGCTGCTTGCAACGTCGGAGGAGCAGGCGGCGAATGTCTACGGGCCGCTTTCCACGATCATCATGGATGGCCCTCTGACGCGGCTTATGGCGACTCGTGAGGGCTTCATTCGCATTCTTGATGGGGATGGTGGCCCGAAGTCGAATCGTATCGACGTTGTCTCGTCTTCCGCCCGTTCTCGACTCGGCAACCCGATCACGTTCGCGGTCCAGGACGAGGTCGGGCTGTATACGGTGCAGAACAAGATGATCGAGGTGGCGAACGCTCAGCGTCGCGGTCTCGCGGGTATGGGTGGTCGCTCGATTGCGACGACGAATGCGTGGAATCCGGCTGAGAACTCGGATGCGCAGCGCACGTTTGAGGGCAACCATAAGGACGTGTTCACGTTCTATCGTCAGCCCCCTGCGGACTTGTCCTACACGAACAAGCGGGAGCGTCGGAAGATCCATGCTTTCGCCTATGCGGGGTCACCGTGGGTTGATCTGGATGACATCGAGGGCATGGCGGCCGAGCTGATGGCGAATGACCCGGCTGAGGCCGAGAGGTTCTACGGTAACCGGCTTGTGTCGGGTTCCGGTGCGTGGCTTCGAGACGGGGTGTGGGATGCAGCTTACGCAGGTCGAGTGGTTGCCGAGTCCCCCTGACGGGTCCAAGGTCTGTTTGGGTTTCGACGGTTCGGAGAACCACGACCACACGGCCATTCAGGGTGAGACTATCGACGGGCTCACCTTTACGCCGCGTTACGGGCCGGATAGTCGCCCTACCGTTTGGAATCCGGAAGAGTGGGGCGGGCAGATCCCACGCGGGGAAGTGGCCGCTGCCGTGGATGAGCTGTTCGCCCGCTATTCGGTGGCGCGAATGTATGCCGACCCTCACGACTGGTATTCCGAGATTGGCGACTGGGCGCTCCAGTATGGTGAGGAGCATGTGTTTGAGTGGAACACGTCGAGGATTGCCAAGATGTATGACGAGATCCGCCGTTTCGAGGTGGACTTGCGTGAAGGTCGCATGACGCACGACGGCTGCCCGATCGCCGCCCTGCACGCGGCTAACGCGCGTAAGGTCGCCAAGCCGGGCCAGAAGTACATCCTGGGGAAGCCGGCCGCTCACCAGAAGATCGACGCCATTATGGCGCGCATTCTCGCCCATACTGCCGCGTCTGATGCGCGTCTTGATGGCTGGGGAGAAGTAACCGATAACCGTATGTGGTGTTTCTAGGAGGTGCTGGTATGTCCCTGTTGCCCCTGGATGAGTCTAAGCTGGTTGACGACCTGAGTCGTCGGCTGTTCACCTCGTATACGGACGATCAGCGGTTTGATCGCTACTACGAGGGCACCCAGCGTCTTGCCCATATTGGTCTCGCTGTGCCGCCGGAGTTGCGGAAGTTTGAGACGGTGCTGAACTGGTGCCGTACTGTGGTCGATTCGGTGTCGGATCGTATGCGGATGAAGGCGTTCTATCTTCCGGGTGAGGATCGGGCGTCTGAGGCGTTGCGTGAGTCGTGGGACTATAACAACCTGGACTCCGAGTCAATCGCTCACCATCAGGAGATGCTGATTCTTGGGCGTGGGTTTGTGTCTGTGGGCGCGAATGAGGAGGACCCGGAGTTCCCGCTGATTCAGGTGGAGAATCCGCGTGAGTTGGCGGTGGACATTGACCACCGTCATCGTCGTCTGCGGGCTGCGGTGCGGGTGATGCCGTCTGAGAATGATGCGCCGGGCACGCCGTCTAATGCGGTGCTGTACCTGCCTGACTCCACGATGCGCTTGAAGCGGCATCAGGGCCGGTGGGTGGTCGAGGATAGGGACGACCACGGGCTGGGGCGTGTGCCTCTAGTGATGTTCTTGAACCGTCGCCGTGTGGGCCAGTGGACGGGTGTGTCGGAGATGGTGGACGCGATCCCTCTGGTTGATGCTGCGGCCCGGTCGCTGACGAACTTGCAGCTCGCGGGTGAGACGCATTCTGTGCCTCAGAAGTACGTCCTTGGCATGTCTAAGGGCGATTTTGTGGACGCGGAGGGTAAGCCGATCCCGGCGTGGGAGGCGTATTTCAACGCGATTTGGGCGAACCAGAACAAGGATGCGAAGGTTGGTCAGTTCGCGGCGTCGGACCTGTTGAACTTCCATAACACGGTGGACCATTACGCGTCGAAGCTGGCTGGCCTGTACGGTCTGCCGGCCCGCTATGTGGGTATCACGAGTGTGAATCCGGCGGCTGAGGGTGCGATTCGCGCTGAGGAGGCGCGTCTGATTCTGAACGTCGAGAAGAAGGCCGCTCTGGCCGGCGACGGCTGGGGTTGGGTGATGGGCCTGGTTGAGCGGTTCCGCACTGGCGAGTGGGTTTCTGGGTCGCGGATCAAGACGGACTGGTTTGATGCTGGCACTCCGACGTATGCGCAGCGGGCGGACGCTCTGACGAAGATGTACAACAGTGGTCAGGGCATCCTTTCTCGTGAGGGCGTGTGGGAGGAGCTGGGCTGGTCTGAGGCGCGCATGGAGCGTGAGCGGTCCAGGTTCGAGGCTGAGGCGCGCGCCGGTCTGGTCGCGCTGGAGAAGGTCGTGGACGAGGGCGCATGAGCACCCCGGAGACTGCGGTGAAGCATTATCGGGCGATGTTGCGGTTGCAGCGGTCGGCTAGAGCTGCTGCTGCTGTGGCGTGGTCGTCGTTGTCGGCGGCTTATCTGTCTGAGTCGTGGGGTGGTGTGTCGCCGGCGTTGGTCGCGGCGGTGTCTAAGCTCCAGCTTGACGCGGCCACGCGCGGCGCAGGTTACGGCGGGAATACGCTGGCGGATCAGGGGCTGTATGAGGCCCCTGAGGCGTGGGTGGACCCGTCGTCTTTGGCCGGCGTGTCTTCGCGTGGCGCTTCGTTGGGTGCGGCCCTGTATTCGGCTATCCCGCACACGAAGGACCTGATTGCTGGCGGGATGCCGGAGCGTGTGGCGTTGGCTCGTGGCCGTGAGGTGTTGCAGATGTCGGCGGCCACTCAGGTGGCGGATGCTGGGCGTACTGCGGCGGGGTTGGACACGTTCGCCCGCCCGAAGGTCGGCTATGTGCGGATGTTGAATCCGCCGTCGTGTTCACGGTGCGCGGTTCTTGCGGGCCGTTTTTACCGGAACAATGAGGGTTTCCAACGGCATCCGCGCTGTGATTGTGTGCATGTGCCGACGACGCGCACTGAGGCGGCTTCGAGTGAGGGCCTGGTCCATGACCCTTATGCGTATTTCGAGTCGTTGAGTGAGTCCGCGCAGGATAAGACGTTCGGTAAGGCGCAGGCGCAGGCTATCCGTGATGGGGCCGACTTGTTTCAGGTCGTGAACGCCCGCCGTGGGATGTCCTATGCGGGCGTGTCGGCGGATGGGTCGCGGCGGGGCCAGAAGGTGGCCTCGGACTTCACCCGTGAGGGCACGACTAGGCGCGCGCTATGGGGTGGCGCTAACCCGAGGGGGAAGCGCCTGACGCCGGACGCGATCTACGCCCAGGGGCTGCCGCGTGAGGAGACTTTGGTTCTGCTCGCCAAGCACGGCTACCTGCTCCCGCAGGGGCAGGTTGCTGAGGGCGCGATCCGTGGCGCTGGCCCTGTGGTCCCACGTTCGGACCTCACTGCCGCTGAGAAGCGTCTCCAGACCGCGCGTTTGCGGTGGGAGGCGGTCCAGGATGGCCGCAACCCGCATGGGCACGGCCCGTTGACCCCGGAGGTCGCCGCCCGCGTGGAGGCCGACTACCGGCGCTGGCTGGCATCGAACGGCCAGATTCACACTGATTGACTCCCGTCGTGCGCGATGCACGGTCCGGGTTCCACCTACCGCGATGGAGGGCAAAATGTCGGACGCCGACAACACCACCGAACCGACCCAGGTTGAGGCCGCTGAGACTCCCGTTGAGGAGCAGCAGGCGGAGGAGACCCTGGGTGATCCGGGGAAGAAGGCGCTGGCCGCTGAGCGCGATGCTCGTAAGGCTGCTGAGCGCCGTTTCGCTGAGGCTGAGGCCCGCCTGAAGGAGATTGAGGACGCGAACCTGTCCGAGCTCCAGAAGGCGCAGCGTGACGCTGAGGAGTACCGCTCCAAGCTTGCAAGTCTCCAGGTCGAGAACGCTCGTTCCCGGATCGCTCTGGAGAAGGGTGTCCCGTCCGACCTTATCGAGTTCATCGTTGGCGAGGACGAGGAGCAGATGGCCGCGAAGGCTGACCTGCTGATGTCCCGCCTGAACTCTACCCCTTCCACCCCCAAGCCGGACTTCACGCAGGGTGCTTCTAGCACGCCTGCCCCGGCAACGCGCCCCGGCGCTGACACGTTCGCCGCCGGGGTTCGACTCTGAACCTTCTAACAGAAAGGCCGAACCATGGCCGTCACTCTTGCCCAGGCTGCCGCACTGGAGCCGTCGCCGCTCCGTCGCGGCACCATGGAGATGTTCTCTCAGGTGTCCACCGTTTTTGACCGTCTCCCGCTGGAGTCGATCAACGGTGCCGCCTACGCCTACTCGAAGGACAAGGTGCTTCCGGGCACCGCGTTCCGTACCGTCAACGAGGCTTACGTCGAGTCCACCGGCCTCGTGAACCAGGACACCGAGTCTCTGGTGATCCTGGGCGGTGAGGCGCACGTTGACACTTTCATCGAGCGCACGATGGACTCCACCCCGGAGCTTCTGCTCGCCGGCCAGACCCGCATGAAGGTCGAGTCGCTTCAGGCCACGTTCGTTGACTCCATGTTCAACGGTGACACCACCGTTGACCCCAAGGGTTTCGACGGCCTGCGTAAGCGTCTTGTTGGCGCTCAGGTCATTGACTCTTCCGCGCCGACCAACTCTGAGGGGTTCCTGGATGAGCTGGACGAGCTGTTCGGCCAGGTCCAGGGCGGTATCCCCGATGTGGTGTACGCGCCCCAGGCTGCTATCGCCAAGCTTAAGTCGCTGGGCCGTAAGGTCGGCGGTGCTGACTACATCAACTCGGAGATCACGGGCAAGCGCGAGTTCACCTGGAACGGTGTGCCGTTCGTGGACCCGGGCGAGCACTGGTCTGGTCGTCCCATTCTCCCGGCGAACGCTGAGGATGGTTCGGACTTCTACGCGGTGAAGTTCGCGTCCGGTTTCGATGACGTGGGCGTGCTGGGCTTCACTAACGGTGGAGTGCAGGTCAAGCAGCTGGGGGAGCTTCAGGAGAAGCCTGCTCTGGGTGTCCGTATCGAGTTCTTCGTCGGTCTGACCGCGCAGGGCGGCAAGGCCGCTGCCCGCCTCAAGGGCGTCAAGAGCGCCTGATTCTAGGAGGAAACAACATGGCAACTCGCCCCAAGACGACTCGTCTTTCGAACGATGTTACTAAGCCCCAGCCGACCGCCACGGGGGATGCCCCGGCGGATACCTGGGACCCTGCTGAGCGGGCGACTTCGGTGCGCCCGGACAAGGCGGCTGCTGCTGCTGCCGGCCATCAGACGGTGAACGCCGTTGTGAAGGTCGGGGAGTACCGGCCTGCCGAGCTGACTGGCACGCGAACGGAGACCTATGAGGTGCTTTCGCCGGACGGTAAGCGGCTCACCGTGACTCACAACTACGACACCGGGGTTACCAGCACCGCGCCTGCGGAGTGACCCTACCAACCGGCGCGGTTCGCGTCGTAGCTGAGGGGAGGTCAGGGCATGGCCCTTGTGACTGCTGATGATGTTCAGGTTCGCCTGGGTCGTGACCTGACTGTCTCCCAGCGCGCTCAGGTGGATGCGTGGTTGACGGACCTGGAGGCGTTGGCTGAGGCTCGCGCCCCTGGGTTCGTTGCCCGGTCTTTCAACGGTTCGCCGTCGTTGGAGGTTGTGCGGGCGGTGTTCGCGCAGGCTGTGCGGCGGATCATGCTGAATCCGGAGGGGTTGCGGCAGGAGTCCCGCACGATTGATGACTACACGGAGTCTCGCACGTTCGATTCGGCTGTGTCGGCGTCGAGTGTGGGGTTCACGGATGAGGAGTGGGCGCAGTTGATGCCTGCTTCGGCGTCTGCGGCGTTTTCGATTCGTGCGTCTGGTGCCCCGGATGATGTGCGCGGTGTTTGGTCTACGTCTACGTCATGGCGGTGGCCGGTGTGAGTGCGGATGAGTTGACGGCCCGTGGCCGTCGTGCTGCTGAGTCGTTGATGACGGATCTTGTGCGTGTGTCGAGGGCGTCTGGCGGTCCGGTGACTGACCCGGTGACTGGTGTGGCTTCTGTCCCGTCTGTGGTCGTGTATGAGGGCATTGGGCGGGTGCAGGGTCGCGCGACTGAGGCGAAGACGGTGGACGGCGTTCAGGTGTACATCCTGTCCGATCTGACTGTGCAGCTTCCGGTGTCCGTTGAGCCGGTGGTGGATGACGAGGTGCGGGTGGTTGAGTCGTTGACTGAGCCGCACCTGGTGGGGCGGACGTTTCGCGTGAAGTCGGCCCCGCGTAAGTCTCACGCAACGATGACGCGGTGTGAGGCGGAGGAGGTGGCCGCGTAGTGGCTATCGACAACAAGGAGTTGTACGCTCTCGCTTCGGACCTGGGAAAGATGCCGCAGGTTATGGCACGCAAGTCCAAGCCGATCTTCCGGCGCACGGCGCTGGAGGTGAAGAACGGCATGCAGGCTGACCTCCGCGAGTCCAGGCACTTCAAGCAGGTCGCCCAGTCCGTTGACTATGACGTGACGGAGGGCGGCGTGCTCGGCGCGTTGTCGATGTCGGCGGAGATCGGCCCGAACGCTGAGCGCAACAGTTCTGCCCCGCTTGCCGGTATCGCCTATTTCGGTGGCGTCAATGGCGGTGGTGGGACGGTCCGTGACCCGGTATTCCATGCGGTGGAGCAGGGTTCACGGATGGTCGGGTACATCAAGGACGCGGCGGAGGGGTTGCTGTGATTGAGTTCATCGCCGCCGCTGCCGCCCGTGTCCCGTTCCGGGCGCACGAGATGGGCGCTGACCTGCCCGACCGTCCGACACCCCAGGACTACCCCTATGTTGTGCTGTGGTCCGA